AGCAGAAGCTAAGAGTGAGCACTTTTTAGTAGCTGCTTGGCGACCTATAACCATGCTTACGTTCCTCGTGTTAGCCGTAGGTGATAGTCTAGGATTACTAGCTACACCCTTACGTGACGAGGCTTGGACTTTACTACAATTAGGTTTAGGTGGGTACGTTGTAGGTAGAAGTGGTGAGAAAATAGCTAAGGTGGTTAAAGGATAGATATGATTTTTAAATACTTTGATATTTCAGAATTTGACTGTCAAGAGACAGGCAAGAACCACATGAGTGAAGGATTCATTAGTAAGCTTGACGAACTGCGTGAAGCTTGTGGATTCCCCTTTACAATTAACTCAGGCTATAGAGACCCTTCTCATAGCGCTGAAAGAAAGAAAGCCTCTACAGGCACACACTCGTTAGGCATTGCTGCCGACATACGCATACACAACGGAGCAGATAGATACACCATCGTCCAAAAAGCCCTAGAGTTAGGCTTTACAGGCATTGGCGTAGCCAAAACATTTGTCCACGTTGACTTAAGAGAATCCACACCAGTTATTTGGAGTTATTAAAATGTACGGTTTACTTATTAAAAAGGCTGCAAAGGCAGTCGCCAAAGCTTATAAGAAAAAGAAAAAGAAAACAAAGAAAAAGATTGCAGGAACTCCTAAGAAAAAGTACACGAAAACTAAAGAAGTAGCTAAAGCTGCTGCTGCCACTGCTGCGGCAGGTAGCGCTGTAGTAGCCGCTAACAAGGTTGGTCTTGAAAGACGTAAGAAGGCGTTAGCTGAAAGAAGAGGTGATTAATGAAAGAGAGTTTAGATCAATTACACGAAACCGTAGCTGCCGAGTTATTAGCCAGAGTTCGTTCAGGTGAAGCCACGTCAGCAGAGCTTTCCGTAGCTGTCAAGTTTCTCAAAGATAACAATGCTGTCTTAGATGTTATTACAACTGAGTCTCCATTAGCTAACTTATTAGAGGACTTGCCTTTTGAAGAGGCACACCACTAATGTCTACAGCGACTAAAAGAGACCCTAAGAAATGGGCAGCAGCTAAAGCCAAAGCTAGAGCTAGAATGGGTGGCAAACACTCAGCTAGAGCCATGCAGCTTGCTGTAAAGTACTACAAAGATGCAGGTGGTACATACTCAGGCTCTAAGAAATCTACAAACAAACTGGCTAACTGGACAAAGCAAGACTGGGGATACACTGGTAAAAAGGGTAGCTCAAGATACTTACCCAAAGCTGCTCGTGAGTCTCTAACTTCTGCGGAAAAAGCAGCCACTAACCGCAAGAAAGTCCAAGATACTAAAGCAGGTAGACAGTTTAGTTCCCAACCTAAACAAATAGCAGCCAAAACAGCTAAGTATAGGAAAGTGTAATGAAAGCAAAATACAAAAACAAAAAAGGTGGTCTTAACCAAGCAGGTAGGGATTACTACAAAAGAACAGAAGGAGCTAACCTCAGAGCACCCGTTAAGTCTGGTACTAACCCTCGAAGAGTTTCTTTTGCTGCTCGTTTTGCAGGCATGAAGGGAGCTATGAAGAAGCCTGATGGTAGTCCTACTCGCAAAGCGTTAGCCCTAAGAGCTTGGGGTTTTGGCTCTGTAGAAGCTGCTCGTAACTTTGCAGCACGACATAAGAAATCTAAAACTAATAGGACTGCGTAATGAGCTACACACGTAACTACCGACAAGAATACGACAGATACCAAGGAACTCCTGAGCAACGCAAGAAGAACGATATGCGTAAACAGGCTAGACGTAAAATGGTAAAGAAGCATGGCAAAGCGGCACTTGTAGGTCGAGACATTGATCACGTAGATCGCAACCCTTTAAATAACTCTTATAATAACTTACGCATCTCAGATCGTAGACGTAACAGGAGTCGTAATGGATAAATTACCAGATCAGCTAAAAGACTTTAAGAACTTCGCTTATCTGGTCTGGAAGCACCTCAACCTTCCTGCACCTACTCCAGTACAATATGATATTGCAGACTATTTACAAAACAGCCCTCGTCGGGCAATCATAGAGGCTTTTCGGGGTGTCGGCAAGAGCTATCTCACAGCAGCTTTTGTCGTGCATCAGCTTCTCTTAGACCCCCAGAAGAAGTTCATGGTAGTCTCAGCGTCCAAGCAACGAGCTGATGACTTCTCAACCTTTGCTCAAAGATTGATCATAGAGCTTCCCTTCTGTAAACACCTAATAGCTACAGAAGGTCAACGTTGGTCTAAGATAGCTTTCGACGTAAAACCTGCACTGGCTAGTGGTAGTCCCTCAGTCAAATCCGTTGGGATCACTGGTCAGTTGACAGGTAGTCGAGCCGACATTATTATCGCAGATGACATCGAAGTACCCAACAACTCGATGACCCAGATGATGCGAGAGAAACTTGGGGAGGCTGTGAAAGAGTTCGATGCTGTACTCAAGCCTGATGGAAAGATAATCTATCTAGGCACTCCCCAGTGTGAAATGAGTCTGTACAACACGCTAACTGAGCGTGGCTACGAAATGAGAGTATGGACAGCACGTTACCCTACCCTAGAACGCTCTGAGAGAGCCTATGGGGAACGTTTAGCCCCTACCCTAAGGAAAGCCCTACAGGAAGACCCAAAGGGCTTAGAAGGGCAACCAGTGGACATAGACAGGTTTGACGACGATGATCTACTAGAGCGTGAGCTATCATACGGTAGATCAGGCTTTGCACTCCAGTTTATGCTCGATACCAGTATGTCAGACATAGACAGATACCCTCTCAAGCTATCCGACCTAATGATTATGTCAGTAGATAAGGATAAGATGCCTGAGAAGCTCGTGTATGGCGTTATGAAGGAGGTTAGGGATATACCTAACGTTGGGCTTAGGGGAGATAAGTTCTTCGCTCCTGAGGCTTCTGTGGGGGACTACGTGGACTTTACAGGTTCAGTACTCGTGGTAGATCCATCTGGTAGAGGTAAGGATGAGACTGCCTACGCTGTAGTCAAGATGCTCAATGGTTTTCTGTATGTTCCTGAGTGTTGTGGACTACAGGGTGGTTATGACGAAAGAACCCTTAAGAAACTCGTTGAAATAGCTAAGAATCATAAGGTCAACGCTGTGCTCATTGAGAGTAACTTTGGTGACGGTATGTTTACTGAGCTACTTAAACCTTACCTGAAGAATGGTTATCCTGTAAGCATTGAAGAGGTACGACACAGCAAACAGAAGGAAAGACGTATAATTGACACACTAGAGCCAGTTATGAACCAACATAGGTTAGTAATTGATCCTAAAGTAATCCAGAAGGACTACGATAGTGTACAGAGTCTACCTGCTGAGAAAGCCCAGAAGTATATGCTCACATACCAACTTACCAGACTAACCGCATACAAAGGCTCACTAGCCCATGATGATAGACTGGATGCTCTGGCAATGGGGGTGGCTTACTGGACAGAACAGATGGCTTCTGATGTTAATGAGGAGATGAAGGAAAGACAGGCACAACTGCTTGCCGATCATCTTGAAAACTTTGCAAGTGGCTACAATGTAGTCAAAGGAAGGAGACAGAACTCTTGGATATAAATGATTACCCAATGGTACGTGTAACTTGGAGAGATGCTCAAGACTCTGATGGTACTTGGACAGACATGAAAGACATTATCAATCATGAATGTGCAATATGTCAGGAAGTTGGTTATCTTGTAGTCGATAACAGTGAGAAGGTTATCGTAATGAGGTCTAGGATTGTGTCTGCCGAAGAGGACACTGGGGGTGCTTATATAGCCATTCCTAAGTCGTGGGTTGTTCAGATTGACTATTTGACAACTGCTTGATTTCTTTGGTATAATTTATTATCGACACTAAGGGGAGCATGGAGGCTCAAAAATGAAGAAAAAATGTGAATGGTCTTTTTGATGAAAGGGACTGCCGTAAGTACCCCATAGGGTACTGGAGGTAAGCTCTAAGAAAAAGGAGCTGCTTGCAGCTACCTTAGAGCCTTGGGGTTGACCTTAGGATCTTAAGGAGAGTGGAAGGAGCTTGCGACTGACATCCTTAAGGATCCTAAGGGTCTTAAAGGAAAGCGGAAGGAGCTTGCGACTGACATCCTTTAAGGCACTTAGGTGTCTCTGAGAGGCATCTATTTTTGACACCTAAGCACACTTGAGAGAAGCTCGAGCTAAGCGAGTAGGCTCCCTAGCCACGAGCAGTCTAGGCGGACACAACAAAGCCCACCATCTCTGGCAGGCTCTGAGGCTCCTTAGGGTTGGCTGTGGGTTACGCTGCTTTTTCTAACAGGCTGCCAAGGTATCGTGTGACTGCCGACACCTGAGAGGCATCGAGTTTCATAAGCAAGTCAATCGCTTGTTGGTGTGCAGGGCTGATCTGCTCCTCTTCAATCTCCTTAAGCTCTGCCATTACTTCGGCTGTCGCTGCTGCCGATTTCTCTGCGCCAAGGGCTGCGGCGACGTCGTCATTGGCTGCGCTTGCTGTCTCCTTCTCTGCTTTTATCAGCGCACGCATTTGAGTGATGCCGTCTTTTATCGCTTGATCTCTGTCTGCTTGGTCAATCTTAAGCTGACAAAATTGACGGAATGTTGACAGGATATTGGGCGGAGTTGATACCTTATAGCCTTGGCGGTAAATACCATTAAGGCTCGGATACTTCCAACCCTCTTGAGCGTTGATGGCATCAGTTAATTTTTTATTTAAAATGTTGAACTGATCCAAATTGCCCGCACTCAAAATATGCTTATATGACGCTATCATCAATTGGCTGATTTCTTCCGTCACTTTTGTCTCGATTAATGCAGCGTCAATAGTGTTTTGTAATTGCTTTTTAAATGATAATGCTTTCATGAGAATGATTCCTATTTAGGTTAAATTTAAGTATACCGTTTCGGTATGCCTTTATTATAACGCCAAACAATAAAGAATTGCAACTCTCACTCAGTGAGACCTATAATATATTATGGTAATAATACCACAAAATAAACCTTGACAAGAGCGAACACCCTTCCTATCAACAATCATTCTATCTTAAAGTCACCTATCGTCTGTCTTTATATAAGAAGCGTACACTCAATGCGCTACGTCGCATATAACGTCAGCTCTGCTGACAGTGAGCGAAGCGAATAACAAAGAGTGACTCTGCTTGCAGAGGCATTATCAAGCAAGTCTAACTGAATGAGACCCAACAACTTTGGTGTTGAGACAGAGGTCTCTTTCAGTTGGACTTGCTGCTTTTGACTTTGACTTTGACTTTGACTTTGACTTTGACTTTGACTTTGACTTTGACTTTGACTCTGAGCCTTGGCGAGTGTCCATAGTAGGGGGGGCGAACCATTGTCCATAGTAGGGGGCGCAGGAAAGTCTCACTCAGTGAGAGTACCTGAGACTTGACAGGCAGCCCAAAGTATGAGATAATATGTTTAAGAAATGGGGAGAGTCCCTATTTATTTTTTTCTTATTATATATCAATAACTTACTACTCTCACTCAGTGAGACTTACAGAGGATTTCAAAATGAAATTACTAGATCGTAGTGGTGCTAACACTAAGTTAGCCAAGACCAATGATGGTTCTGAGTATCTTGTTGCAGGGTTATCACTCATGCCTGATGACATACTCTGTGCTTACCGTAAACGTGCAGATTGTGGGGAGACTTGTCTTGTCTTTACTGGGATGGCTAGGGTATTCCCTAAGATCAACCAAGCAAGGCAGCGTAAAACTGACTGGTATCATTCAGATCAGGAAGGGTTCCTTGAGCAACTCCGCAAAGAACTGCGGTTACACCAAAAGAATTGTGAGAAGAAAGGTATCAAGCCTGCTGTAAGGCTTAACGTGCTCAGCGATATTGCGTGGGAGAAGCATGGCATACCTCAAGAGTTCCCTGACATATTCTTCTATGACTACACGAAGAATGCGTTTCGTCTGGGGAAAACTCCTGACAACTACAATCTCATCTTCTCATACAGTGGTGCTCCTGAGTACCAACAGTTTGTGGCTAGAGCATGGGAGACTGACTCTCCGATTGCTGTGGTCTTTAAGAATCGAGTGCCTGACACCTTCATGGGTCGTGAGGTAGTTGATGGAGACAAGTCCGACCTTGACAACGTGGTAGCAGGTCGTGTTATAATTGGTCTTGTCGAGAAGGTGTCGGGTAATGAGTCTCCAGTGTTCATGGTTGATCCCGACCTAATCGCAGTAGCAGCTTAACTCTCACTGAGTGAGACTTTTAACTTAACTTGAGGAATGTAATTATGTTGTTATCTTTAATTGGTAAGTCACCTAAGGTGTCTAAAGTATTTGTCCGTACACTTGCAGCAACCCTACCTCTCTTGGGGTACAAGGTTAAACCTGATACCAAGAAGGTTCGTGTTAAGAATCTTGACGGTACTTGGAAGGTAGGTGCTAATGGTAAGGGTGTGTATCGCAGGGTCGGTAAGTTAGACAATCGGTTCTTTGCTGTACCTCGTTGGGGTCGTGGCGCTGCTCTGATCTTGACAGCTCGTAAGGTTGTTCAACGTGATCGTGAGGACTTTGAGGGTGAGACATACTTGTCAAAGCATCGTGGTTATCTTACAATAGCTGTCGAGCACAGCAAGGGTCGCTTGTTGTGGGATGTACAGAACCGAGACATCCAGTAATCAATACGAGGGTAGGTTATCCTGCCCTCACTTTTTCTAAACTAGGAGAATACATTAGGAGTATAGACTATGAGATATTGTTATATAGTTTGGGTTGGCGATATAGACGAGCACTACGACAATTATCAAGAGGCTTTTTATGCTCTTGAAGATTGGGTAGAAAAAGGTCATGATGACGTAATCTTAGAAATAATTCCAGAAAACAGGAGTGAGCTATGAGTATATTAGATCAAGATACAAAAACTATCAGTGTTGGCGACATCTTCAATGATATGTGGATTGAAGAGATATGGATAGGTTGTCACAGTGGTAGATGTATGGCGTACTACCACACTGTCTCGAAGTCTGGTACTAAATTTGTCTTTACCCACGATGAGGTTATGGCTTTACTTAAAGTTAAAGTGGAGGAAGTAGCATGATAGTAGGTCATCACGATACAGTTGCAATAACTGAGAAAGACTTTGAGGAGTATCACCTACACTGGCACGCTAGTGATGGTACTTTCGGTGACGAGTTCATCTGTCGCATCTACGGTCATGTAGACAAGGCTGTCAAGGCTGCTCAGTTAATAGCTAACAAGCAGTGTGAATATGTATCATATCCAGTGGTTATGAAATCATGGTCAGAATGGGAGAATGAGAATGACTAATTATGATAAGCTAGACGCAGTTAAGAACATTCGCTACGAGTCCTTTGCAGGGGGTGAGCCTTACATCATGACTCGTGAGGAAGCTGAAGATCACTTTGAGTGTCTCATCGAGGCACTACAGGGGTACTACCCTGATGGTGCGGTGTTTGCAATGGACGAGAATAATCATGACATCTTCATCGAATGGGACTAAGGTAGAAAAGATAGTCATACCTGATGCTGCGATAAGGGAGTTCAATGAGAAGTATGGTAAGTATTTACCAAAACCTCAGGAGACTATCCCTTACGTAGATGAGGATGCAATGTACCTACAATATGTAATGGGGGTTACTGATGAGTGAAGCAACACATGGCGGCAAAGGTAGCAAGCGTAGACCTACTGATGCTGACAAGTACAACCAAAACTATGACCGTATCTTTTGTAAGAAAGGTACTCAACCAAAGACACAGGAGAAAACTAAAGTGGATCATTTAGATTACA